CATCAACGCCTAACTGTTTTCCGATTTCGGCGGCCTTATCTTCAGTGGAATCAACTTCGATTTCTTCAGCCATAAATACTCCCTAAATATACGCTTTCACTTCTAATGGATTTCCAAGTTTCTTGGCTAATAGGTCAATATCATTTACCAACATGAAAAGTACCTGCAGGCCACTGTCTAACTCGATAAACCATTTATCCTGGTTGAACTTCGGGATGCGCACATAATCACCCACTTTGCACCACTCGCCTTCAGGCCACGTTTTTATGTTCTCACGATTTTTAAAAGCAAGCGGTCCAAGCGCGCGAACCTTCGCAATCTGCGTATTCCACATTTCTGTTTCTTTGGTATCATCTACTAAAATAATACCGCCTTTTGATTTAAGCTTCGGACTACGCAATTGCACTATAACCCTAGAACCGAATGGCTCAAAACCGGGATCCACGTCAGGAAAAGCTTCGGCTATTTGTTCTGTAGTGTATGTGGAATCAGGCCGTAATTGTAAGGCTGACTTATTCATCTTGCTCCTTCTTTCTGGCATCCTCAATCATGCTTAACGCTTCGCCAAGCCCTATCCAGATACCCAATAGTTTTTTAAACTCTTCGTGATCATTAGGCGGCACTTCAAATACCTGCTTGCATTTGCTATCGCGGCGTTTTTGCAGCTCGATAATGAAATCATCTATGCGCATACAAACGCACCGCCCTTTGATACAACGCTCCAATCATCGCTGGACAAGTCCTCAAGTGATGGGTGCCACGGGATGATTTTATTAGTAGGTGTATTAAAGAATATACGAGGAACCCCACCGCTTTCAGATGAGATCCTCAGCAACACCCATCCGCCTTTTTCTTCTACCCACCCTGAGCGACATGCTTCGCCGCCATCCTTAAGATGGGATAGCGCTTCAGAGAAATTCATGTTATTTACCCTTTTTCGACATACCGCCCTTTTTCATGCAGCTGCCCTTAACCATTTTGGCCATAGGCTTCATGACTGATCCGCCTTTTTTCATGCCGGTTACTTTTTCCCCCATAGCGAGGCGCTTATGTTGGTTAACGAGCTTCGAGCCATCTTGATTATTCTTTGCCATTTTGATTCTCCTTTGTTTGTTAAGGACGCGATGTAAGCCTTAGTCCTCTCTCGCGCCTGAGAGCTTGCAATTTCTTCGAGGTCAATCATGGCTTGCCCTCATTCAAGCTTGCGCCATCCTCTAATTTCGTAGCTCCGCCTGCTGCAATCTTCATCGCGGCAATATGCTGCGCTGAAGTATTGTCATGAATGGTTTTTGCCAGATCGGTTTTAGATTTCAGTTCCTCGGATTGCATTTCTATTTGTGCAGATAATCCAGCTTTCTGTAATTCAAGCTGATAATCCATCTCGGCTTGTTTTGCCTTTTGTTGAGCAAGTAACATTTTATTCTGCGCATCCGATGTAGCTTTCTGCTGCGCAAGAGAAAGCTGCGCATGCGCGATTTGCTGTTTGCCCTGTACGTCCGCCATAGCAACCTGAAGCATCGGGTCTGTTTGTGGCTTAGGAGCCATAGCCTGCAACTGCTTCATAGCCTCGGTAACAAGCGCAGGTATCTTGGAGAATGCAATTTCAGCGGCCTTATCTACGACCGGGCAGGCCTTAGCCAACATGATCGATGAATTAGGATCATTGTCCCACTCCATTTGATCTGGGGACTTACCAGCTGCTTGCGCAGCATCCGCTTTCATCATCTCCTCGTACCAGACCAACATGTGATCCATGAGATGATTAAGGCCGGCCGCAATGAACTTTCCGGATATAATAGGAGATTGCCCAAACATGGGGTTCTTTGCGAAGTCTAATAATACCTGGATATGAGCCTCATGGTTCTGTCCCGCATATGCTTTGACAGGCTTCCCCATCACCATGTTGATATTTTCATCGACGGGATTTAATGGATGCGCCTTGGGTGTTTCTGGCAGGAATTCCTCATAATCAGGAATCTTTGCCATTTCAAAAGCGCGGGCATATAATGCACGAAGATCAAACAGCCCAACAGCCTGTGGCATTGTAGTTGCCGCCTGTTGTACCGATTGCATCACGAACTGGATTTGCGCGAAGCGCTGCGTCTCGCTAAATATATTAGGATCACTTACTGGACGAACATCCATCGATCCTTCAAAATCTTCGCGCGTGATATAATCTTCTGGATCGCTTCCATACATCACCTTGCCGTCTGGTAGGTGGTCACGGTTCAGTCGATGCAATATCTCAAGGCAACGACGCTGGCTATCCTGCAACCTTGCGTGAATAGCAGAAAATACCTTTGCTCCCTGCTCAATTAAAGCAAGCGCAGTCCCAACCGGCATATTATTGGTAGCGTCAGCTATCTTTTCTTCCGCCGTACCAACGACCCCTTGAGCGGCTTGTGTTAAGAAACCCAATAGTTGGAATAACATGGGTGATGGTGGATTAAACGGGATCGCCATGTATATTTTGCGAATGTCATCCTGACCCATCGCATCGACTTCGGTAACTTGTGTGGGAGAAATGGATAACGATGCGCCACCAGGATTACCTTTGAGCTTTAAGCCACCCTGCATGTTGCTGATAAGCGCAGAGTCAAGCAATGCCCGCAATGAGCCAGTCAAGGCATCAGGAAGACCGCCAACGCACTGCAGTAGGCTTATGCCAAATACCCCACGCCAAGGGATAAAAGTAAAGTCAACGATATACTCTATTTCCCTAAAGCGTGTATCCCTCTCGTCCCAATTACGATAAAGCGAAAGCACCTTACGGCTTTCTTCGTCAATAGTGATAAGGTAAGGAACCGCACGACCTTCCGGAGCCTTAGAATCGGTAATTTCGTCATAGACACAACCTTCAAAGATTATCCTCTCGCCGGTTTCTTCGGTGTAATCGTTTTTCTTGCCTTCTATTTTGGCTGTAGCTTTAGCGCTATCCGTAGGATCCATATCCTGCCCATAAGATTGCGGCAGCGATAGATCAAGATATTCTCCGGAGTTTATACGCGCATGATAAGCAAAGTTGCTTAGGCTCATCTTATGAAACTTACGTTGCACATCGAAGAAGTTGCGCGCTTCATAAGGCAATACAATGTCATCAATAGGAATGAATTCTACATTAGGGGCTTCCCGGTTCGCATCCCAGTACAGCTTCATGTATTGAGAACCACCTACGGGCAGCTGCGTAAGCAGGCGCTCTAATTCTGGGCGATAAGAGGGGATTTCCCGGATAAGCTGCCAATTCATGAAAGCGGCCTTACGCTTAGCACGATCCATTTTCTCTTTATTTGGCTTTCCGTCTATTTTGGTTTTAACCGGCCCATTGGGGGGAAACAACTCCTTAATAGCTGATGCCGAGAAATCGATGTAAGCTTCTGCAAGGACAGGATGCGTTACGCGGCTTGCACCCTCAAAGTCTGCGCCACCGGGCGCTGGCTCACCAATGCCGGATTTCTTGATTCCATCAGCCTGCATCTTATCGCGCTCTTTACGCGCATCCATATCCTGATCAATAAGATCAAGATATTTCTGTGCAAGGCCGTCTAACTCGTGTTGAGGAAGCGTTTGTGCTAAATTATCAAACCACTCATCCGAAGATGGCAAATCCTCTCCCGGGAGGAGAATAGTGGTAGTTCCATCGTTATTCTGTATTTCTTCTGGAGCGGGAGGTACGCTGGGAGCGTCAACCTCGACTTGTTCCATATTTCGTAAGCATTAGAGCAAACCTTTTTGGGATTCACTTCAATCAATTGCTACGAAAGCAATATGCCAAGAAGTATGTGCGAAGATTATCACATACCACTAGGGATTGTGTCAATGGATATTTTTAGGAATACCGCTATTGTCAGTAACAGCTAGTTTGCGAAAGATTGCGCATATATGAAGTGGTGCAGTTTATAGGCGGTTGATACGCAGGGTATGAAATGGGGATAGGCGATAAAGATTGACTAATATACAAAAGCGCTGCTATTTGCTGCTGTTGCTGAGTTGCGGATAACCGCTGATTTGATTTGGTGGCAATTTCGGCATATTTAGCATCTGCCATTTGGGTTATATAATCAAATTTCTCCCTGCTTATCTTTCCTTTGGAATAAGCAATAGCTGCATTCTTTCCAACCGCAACCCTTGCATCGACAGCCCACATAATAGGAGAATTTAGCTTTTGATTAGCAACGATGAGGGCGTTATCCTTGCAACCCTCTTTAGCAATAACATTCTCTGGGGTAATCGGCTCCCTCATGCATTCTATTTTTGCATTATGATACCATCTATCAATTTCTATGGATTGATCCGAACAAGCAGAAGCCAAGAACAATATAATCAAAGACAGGTTACGCATCGTGACCACTCCGATATTCAACTCTAGGTAAGTATATACCCCGCCTTATTGCAAATCTCAAATAAAGATTTTCAACTATTATTACCCATAACTCCCCACACTATTCCTATTCCAATAAAGCGGCTGCCTCTCCGGAGCCACCTTCCCACGCAAGAATCCCATTTTATCCAATACTGCTAACGCCTGGACCGTGGCATCCACCCCATCATCATGCGCAACATTAGGAAAATAAAGCATTTGTTCATGCCATTTAGATAGCCAATTCATAGGGTACCCCTTGCGCTTTGGATTACGGCTTTCAGGGATCCACAAATAGCCATCACGCACTAAATGACTTACAAGGTTGGCTCTTGCGGTTTTATCAAGCTTTCCTGGGTCATAAGGATAAACCGCTATACCGGCATTGCGCAGCTCAGGAATAAGCGCTGATCCGCTGGATTTATCCTCAATAATGATGCCATCTATCTCTTTGTCATTCTTGCCAAATTTATTACCGTATTGCCTGATAACCTCATCCCTAAGATCGGGGTAAGCCACCTTTTCCATATAGCAATCCAGCACCATAACTGAATATTTGGAACTTCCTTCGACTGCCTTAAATAGCCCAAGCGCTAATAAGCATGAATCATCGGCAGCAGTTTTTATGGAAAACGCGCCATCCAGGCTAAGAAACACCGCATCAAACATCGGCAATTCTTTATCATGCGGCCATAACCTAAACCAATCGGGCTGGAATATAACCGAATCCTCCGCCAATGGATTTTGGAGCATTTGAGAGGCAATAATGGCCGGTGACATATCTTGGAGCTTTAATTCCCATTCCTCTTCAGAAAACAGCACAGGAACGCCATCTACACGTCCATTATTGGTCGCAGGGTAGACCCGCGCCTTAACTACGCCGCGCTTAATATATTCCTCGTAAGCATCACCAAGCTTATAGCGTGTGCCAATCATGCGCCTTACGCCCCCGATTCTTCCTAAATTATTAGACATATCAAGCGCATCAATAACCTTATGCATCTGATCTGGCGTACTAACGGATGCGGGAACCACCACGTCATCATAAATGCGCTTATGGAAATGCCGCCCCGTTGGCATAGAATCCACAAGCCCATGCGCTTCTATAGTAGACTCTGGAGGATTGGTTTTCCTTCTTACAACAATGCCTTCATCTTCGCTCCATTTTGGGCTTTCTTCCTGGGGATTTTTATAAAGCACGTCAGGAAAGCAGCCCTTTAAAAGCTCATTGCTTTCAAACTCGCGCTTAATCACGCGGAGGAATGATTTAGCTATTGGCCGCGTATGGGAAAATATGCCAAAAGTAAGCTCAGGATCGCGCAGAATATCCTGTATAGTCAAAGCAATTGTAATTACTGTAGATTTTCCATGCTCGCGCGCCCAAAGGTCTAAATATCCGTCTGGCTCAAATTGCACTTCTCTGCAGCGCTCAAACCACCAGTCATTATCGACAAATGGCCTATTCAGGCCGTATCGGAGCAGGAAGTAAAGATCGATCAGGCACATCTCCCTGAATCGCATCACCGCTTCTTCTGGCGGTAACGTCCTTAATGAGTCCGAAAAGTCCTGACAAATCTGCCGAGATATGCACAATTGATCCCGTGTTATTGACCTCCACATGCTGATTGTCTCTCCATTTGCCGCCTTGACGATTACGCAACCACAATGAAATCGCTTGAGTATCAGGAGGAGCAGCGCGCTTTACGGGGACAGTAACAACCCTTTCCTCTTCTTCTGGCTTTCCATTTTCGTTGTACCACTTCTTTTTTACCTTAAATGCCTGCTCTTCAAACCACTCAGCGCCACGAGCCTTATCGTATAATTTGTGCGCCACATTATAGTCTGCTTTTATCTTACCCTCTTGTATGGACACGGAAAATTCAGGATATTTATCTTTCCACTCATTTACTGTATCCTCACAAACTTCAAAAAAATCAGCAAGTTCCTTATCAGTTGCACCAAGCAACGATAGCTTAAAGGCCTGCTCTGTAAATTCAGGTTTATATTTAGTGGGGCGTCCTACAGGATTTGGCTGATTTATAGCGGTATTTCCCATCACTCAACTCCTCAACCACATCTTCAAATATCTAATCCGCATCCTGTCGAAATACGCCTTGGCGCTTTCTCTTGTCCAACTCCCAGCAGATATGCCCTGCAATAGGGCTAATTCGCCTCTAGAATGTTGTATGGCATGTTCGGTGTGGGTAAGCGGCACACAAGCATACTCCGCTTTAAAACCCATCCCTGAGGCTCCAGCACGTCTTACATGGGCAGCTTCGCATCTATCGCCTATTTCCGTATAATCGTATCTTCCGCTTATACATGATGGTTGACGTTGAATCCATTTTCGGTATGCGGCATCGGAATCTTTCTTTCTGGCCTGGATGAGAAGCTCAATGATTTTCATATCTCCTCCATGAAAACGCCTTTAGGGTTTATTTGCAGGCGAGGAGAATTTTCAGAACCAATATTTTTCCATCCCGTGTAGCGAGTTTCCATCATGTCTAGCCACCTAACGCTTCGGCTGGGATCGTCTTCTGGGGACTGAAGGCAGTAAACCTGGTCAAAGGCCAATCGCATGCCCTCCCCTCCCCTTGTATTCCCTTCTTGATTTATCTGTGCCATTACCAGCGACCATACCCCACGCTTCCGGCTATAATCCGCTATCCATTGAGCTACTTCATCAAGGTGCGAAGCATCGCTTTGACCTTTTTGTTTTCCTCCTATTAACTGCCAGTAATCAAGGATAATTCCCTTAACCCCGTGTCGGTCTATAGCCGATGAATAAATATATTTTAGCTCGTCAAATGTTGTGCCTGGAGCATTTTTATAAATAACATTCTTAGGCATTAACCTCGCATACTCAGCTATTTGATTCATGAATTTCGACGTGCGGCCGCGATCATTACGAAAATCACTTGCATAACATCCAACGGCGCGAGCGATAACGCGCTGTTGAATCTCTTCCGGGGACATTTCGCAGCAGATAAAAACATGTTTCACGCCGGACATATTCAGATTGTGGCTTAAAGTGGCGGCTAACGCCGTTTTACCCATTTTCTTGCGCGCCGCTATTCCGTAAGTTTTCCCAGCATAAAAACCACCCTCCATCGCTTCATCAAGAAGCTTCATTCCTGTAGCATCAGGTCGTTTATTGGATTTTAATTCTTCAATAATATTTTCGGTAGCCCTTAGGTTGTCAATAAATTCATCTACCGGCCTTGAATTAAGCACTTCTCCCGCAACATCCGCTAATCTTCTAGCGGCATCAGATGGGTGTAAATCATAGCCCAGAGCGTCATCACATACTTCAAATAATTTTCTTTGCTGCGCCAATTTTATTAAATATGTTTCTTGTTCTTTAGGATAGGGAAATCCATAGGTTGATTGAATTGAAGAAGAAATATATTTTATCGCCCCACCCATTTCCTCAAACGCTTCCGGATTTTTTAGTAAAGGCTTGATGGTAAATGGAGAAATCTGCTTTCCAGAAATAAAAAGCGTTTCCATGGCTTGCCAGATATCGGCATGAGGAGCGCTGTAGAAATGTTCTGGCTGAATATTTCCAAGCTGCGCCATGATTTTGTTATCACACAAAACCCATCCTATCATGGCGTTTTCAATAGTAAAATCATGGGGATATCTATTGCTATCTGCACTCATAACGTAGCTGCCCCCATCCTTATTTCCTTATGTTTTTCATATGATTTTGTAATAATTTGGTACTGCACTTTCCATCGATCGTCATTCAGCCATGCAGCTGCTCCCTTGGCAAATCCGCGCTTAACCTCATCACTATCCAGGTAGGATTTCAGGCCAGCAAAGATCTCATCAGCGGTTGATCGACTAAGCGCTTGCCGGTACGCGGCTTCCGCTTTTTGTTGATTTCCGATGCGTTGCCGAGGGAATAGTTTCCAAAAAACAGAAAACTCCTCCTCGTTTTTTTCTTTTTTAAGATTTTTCTTTTTACTTTCTTCTTCTACTTCTTCTTCTGGTGCGACATTATCCGGAGTCATATCCGTAGCGTGTCCGGACTTTCTTGAATACTCATCACGCAATTCCAATAACTTAGGACAAATGATTCTTAGAATGTTTCCGTTTAGTTCTAATTTTATTCTGCGTTTGTTCTGACAATGTTCTAGGAACGTTTCCAGTTTGTTCCGCTTTCCTTTCAGAAATGACTGCCATTTCGTCCATGAATATTCGGCGTAACATTTGTCAGTTTCATTCATCTGCTTTGCTATTCTTTCTAAAAGCTTCCACCATCTGGCATACCCATCGAGTCCGAAAATTTCCTCCACCTCAGAAATAAATTCGTCATCACTCGCATCGCTCATGTGCCTAAACCATTTCATACCCCATTATTTCCCTTATTTTGTGCTGCCGGTAACTGCGAACGCCTGCTACCGGCAGCCCCTCCTGGACAAGGCGAAGCCGCGCTGCCCATCTCGTATTTGTCGATAATTCTCTGCATGGTGGTATAGGAGATACCGATCTCCTTGGAATATTTTGATAACGTCAATCCCCTTTCGAGCATCTCTGCTCGCCAGAGAGTTACATCTTCAACGGTATATTTGCTGTTCTTGTGGCGTTTATGAGGTGATTGATGACCTGGCTCTATCATGCAATAGCCCTCTGGATGCATGTGAGTGCTGTGCCATTGGTAATCATGTCGGTGGTAAATCTAAGCACCTTCCAACCCATGGTTGATGCTCTATTGTACTTCTCAAGATCAGCCGCGTATCCCTTTGGGCTTGTATGGCGCGATTTCTGCCAAATACCTCCCTCACATTCGATGGCAATGCACCCATATTCTGCGCCAAGCACAAAATCGAATTTCCACCGCCTTTCGGGATCAAAACGAAATTCACGGTGATATTTTATGCCAGCATCACTAAGCTGACGCGCAAGGGATTCCTCACCCTGGCTTTTGGCGCGCGGAGTTTTTATCTTATTTAGCTTTACCCCCGTGGATATTCCTTTGGTGTATGCTTGGTACTCTGCTGCGGTGATGTTCATAAAGCCACCTTCTGGCCGCGCCAGTAATGGTAATTCGGTATCTTTATGGTGATAACCGGGAGCGGAATGTGATCCTTATCTAGGAATTCTTCCAATGATTTGCCTGGCTGCCATAATGCCCAACAAGAAACACAAAGCCTTAAGCGACCATCATTAATTGGGTTGCACTTGGAGCAGTGAGTCATGCAATCTCCATCACGGTATGAGCATCAGGAGAAATGCGTGGATAAGGACTGCCCGGGATAAATTGTTTCTGGTGATGCTGGGATTCTTTGTTTTTAGCAGCGAGCCTCCAGCGTTCCTTGCTCTGGAGGTCGAATAATTCCCTTTCAGAAAATGACTCTTCGTACATAAATCCCCCTCGATAATTTTTTTTACTCCCTATTGCGTCACCGGGGAGTTCGGCGCGGGCTTTTTAGGCATCACACCCAGGGAGCAACCGACCTTGAAGGTTTTACAGAGCCTTCGATCTGTCGCGGGCGGTAGAAATTTCCGGAACTACCGGCGGCGAATCTAAAGCCAGAAACGCCTACCTTTGTGGTTGTTTCTGGCGTATTTTTACGAATTATTTATATTTGATCCATGTTTTCCTCATTGACTGCTTATTGAGATATGGTAAAGAAATCGCCAATGTTAACTTTTTTTATAAAAATAAAGGGAAGCTTTTTGGGCTTCCCTTCTAATTTACCGCAACGGGAGTCGTGGTTATTCATGAATGAAATTCCTTTTTCTTTTTTTCGCCCAGTATTTCTATGGGAGGAGTAAAATCATCTGGTATAACTCCCTCAATTTTCCGCAAAACCTTTGCGGTGGGATTCCATGTCTTCTTGTTAACTTCGCGCGTACAGCCCTCAGGAACCTTAGCAAGTACGGCCAAGCGGAATTTTGCCATCCCATTTTCCTTTAAATAAGCCCTAATTCGAGCAATTGCGTAATCTGTGTGAATCATAGCCTCATAATATCGCATAATAATACGATTAGTCAAGCGCAAATTTCGTATTATCATACAGTCGCAATAAAGACTGATTCAAATAAACTAAGGGTTATGAGGAAAACCCAACTAAAAGAAGAAATTGCTGAGATTCATCGCCGCGCCATCAGAAATGTAATGGCGGAGCATGATCTAAAGGTGGCCCCCTGGTGTTTAAAGGCCGGTATTACAGAGGGCGCTTTGCGGAACTTTCTAAGTGGCGCAGTGGACTCTATGGGTGCAAATACCCTGGAGTTGCTCGCCAGAGCCGCTGGGATCAGCTTGGGTGAGCTGCTTGGGGAAGAGGTGCATTATAAAGCCGATAATAATCTTATGATGCATTGCGTAGATTCAATATTAAAAGCTGCAAAAACAAAAAAAATAAAGTTAACCAGGGCTCAAGAAATGACCTATTCGGTTATGCTCTATAATCATGTAATAGAATACAGAAGGCAGGGAGAAATCGCCTCCCCGAATGAAGCGATGGCAGCATTGATTTTACAAACAGCCAATATTAATTAGATGCGTGAAATAGTTTTATAACAACTTATGGTTGATTTATGGAAAATTTATATGTAGGTTTACTTTTCTTTCCTCTTTTGTGGATATTCAAATGGAAACTGGCAATGACAATTTTCCAAGCGAATCAGCGTTTCTCCTTGAAAAAGCCGAAGAGATTATTTCTAAAAAATGCGATCACGGCAATCCAGCCAATACGGAATGCGGGCTTCTTACCGGAGGTGCTTGTCCATTGTTGCTTAGTGCAATGAGTACCATAAGGACACTAAAAGCATCTTGAATAAGATAAAAGATATAGAGGTATTACGCGCTATAGCGGTTACCTATACGCTGATTGCCCATCGCTATAATTTGTTCTTTTGGGAAGCCCCCTATTCCAATGTATTTGACCACTACTTCAGCTTTCGGGAGGGGGTAGATGTTTTTTTTGTAATATCTGGATTTGTAATAACAAAATCATTATATCCGCTATTAAAAAATGACAAAAATCGTCTTCAGATAATAAAACAATTCTGGATAAAAAGAATTTTCCGGCTGGCTCCTTCCGCCTGGTTCTGGGCATTGATAACATATGCTTTGGGGATGTGTACTCTTTCCCAACTATCAGCAGCATTGCTGAATTTTATGAATGTATATGAATATATCCATAATAGTGCTACCCCAGTTTCACATTACTGGAGCCTATCTTTAGAAGAGCAATTCTATCTGATGATACCGCTCATCTTTCTTCTGCCCTTTACCGCTATGAAGCCTATACTTTTGGGGCTTTGTGTGCTGCAAATATTGCTACACCGACCAGTGGGTGGATCGCTGTGGTTTGTACGATCTGACGCCCTATTGTTGGGCGTTTTAATGGCGCTAACTATGGAAATGAATTGGCGTAAGAAATTAAACCCCATATTCCTAAATAATAAAATCCTTAGCTGGGGCGCACTGATCTTTCTCCTCATGCTTTTGTCTATTGCCGGAGCGCTTAATCAAGGGAGATATATATGGTGCGGCCAAGGCATCGTCACCCTTATAGCTGGATGCTTAGTTTGGGTAGCATCATTTGACAAATCTTATACGATGCCGAATGGATATCTCAAAAACACCTTGGTATGGGTGGGTGCGCGATCTTACGCTATATATTTGGTACATCCTCTCTGCTTTACTTTGATGCCAGCTCAGTGGCGATTCTATGGAATCACACCGGGATTGCACGAATATCTTTATACGGGATACGCCATTATCTTTGTTGGTATTCTCAGCGAACTAAATTATAGGCTTATTGAAACCCCGATTCGCGCTTTTTCAAGCGGAATTTTCATCAAAGAAAGCCACCACATTTAATCTTATTTCAAATATTCAATGATTTATTGTGTAAAAAATAAAACGTATAATAATACGAAATAGCTATTGACAGTATCGTATTATTATGCGATTATGACTCTATAAGCTCAAAACTTATGGAGGCCATTATGTCAAACTACCCCGACAATATGAACTGGGCACGATACGATGCCACTATAGGCTCTGTAGGCACTACGGCAGAGCGTGTATGGGAGATAGAGGCAGAGCAGCTCAATGACATAGCCAAGCGCGCTTATCACGAATTCCCCCTTAATAGCACTCAGCGCCGTCAGATGATCGGTGATGCCATGGATAAGGCGCAATCCCGTATAACTTGCCATGTATCGCTTTCATCAAAGGAAAAGGTCGGTCTTCTTAGATGCTATTACGGGGTGATGGCCGCCGATTCCGCTGACCAATCCCCGCAATCGGTATCTGAGCAGATCGGTGACTGGATGCATATCTTCTATCTCGCTATCGAACGCCAGCAAAGAGAGGGGGTTTTATGAGTGATTTACCCACAGAATACATTGATATGAGCGAAGGCATTACACAGGAAAAAGTGGCGCATTTGTCTTCTTTCCTGACCATACGCTCCATCGATTACCAGCAACAATATGCCCGTGAGGCTGGAAATCCTGAATGGACGGATGAGCAAATTGCCCGAGTCTATGGCTCGGTAGCGGCTGCCGCTTATGCGATCCACAAGATGCACCAGGCAAGACTGTCATCTGCAGCGCAGGAGAAACCTCATGAAGCATGATATCATAGATAAACTCATGTTCCTGACGCTTGTTCTAGCAATGATAGCCATCGTTTACGACGCATTACACAAGCTGGGGGTCATATGAATAACCGCAGAAACAAAATAGACAGGGAAAACCTGATTATTTCAGTTATCGCCGGGGGCATGTATGTGACAGCGGTAGGAACCCTGTGTGTATGGGTGGAGCTTATAAAAGGAATTGCCTTATGACGCGCACCATGCTCATTGCCGCTCTTTTGGTTCTTTGCGCATGCGATTATGCCACCGACAAGCTTGTGGACTGGCAATTTGCTGAGGTGCGCCCATGAGCATATTTACACCAATATTCAGTCATGGGGATCGGGTGGATGTTTATGACAAGCGAGGAACGGAAAATGGAAGCGTGGAATTTACCGGCAAGATAGTGGGGAGGATTCGCATGCAGCCAATGCACTATGACGTTGAGCTAGATAGCGAAAGAAAACGAGAAGTGGGAATACCTGAATACAGAATTAGGCATAAAACACAATAAATTTTCAGATGATTAACCATGAGACCCGAAATTGAAAAACTAGCCGATCTTCTGCAAATGCAGCTTTCCCCAAAGGAATTGGATGAGCTGGCGCACGACCTGGAGATAAGGGCAAAGGATGAATACTACAAACAGCACCCAGAGGAAACCAAAAATGCCTGAGGTAAAAACAAAGTTATGGGACTCGGTATTTAAAACCGACCCGGCGCAGACAAAAGCGTTTAGACGCGCTGGCGGCTTCTCTGGGACGGCTATTAAGCCATTATACCTAATCCATAAGGCTACGGAGCTTTGGGGCTCTATAGGCGATGCCTGGGGCGTGGAAACGGCAGAGCATGTGATAAGCGGCAATACCGTCTTTGTTAAGGCTAGGCTTTGGTATCCAGGAAAAGAGGGTAAGGCATGGGTAGAGCATTGGGGCGGTGATGTCCTGCTGAAGGACATTAAGGGGGAATTAAAGCCGAACGACGAAGCATTCAAGATGGCTTTCACCGATGCAACGGGGAAGTGCCTTGTCCAGCTTGGTTTCAGCGCTGATGTGCATATGGGGCTATTCGATGATTCTAAATATCTAGAAGAAAGAAAAACCGAGAGCGCTGCGGCAGCTAATAGACGCTTCGATTCTTTTAAGAATGGCCTCCTTAGTAGCAAAGCCCCATCCGCATACTGGGTATTAAATCAAAGAATCGTGGATGAGTGCCGTGATTTCCCAGAATCAGAACTTGCCATGTCCACCATCCTGATAATCGCCAAAGACGCAGTGAAAAACATCATTATGGGTAGCGATGACCCGGCTGAGGCTTGGGGAGATGAAATGTTTTTAATAAACCAAATCAAGGAATTCCCCGGATTAGATGCTGCCTATAAAGAGCTGGTAGCAGCGGGATCGAAGAGAAAGAATGAATTGCAACAAGAGCGAGATTTTAAGGAGAGAGCATGAATTACAAGGTATCAGCAAAACGAAATGGCAAATGGTGGACGTTTGGCTCCATCAAAAAGAACCAGTTTGGAAATCTCCAGCTGTCCTTCAAAAATACCCCGGAGCTAAAGGAGTTCGTGGCTAATGGCGGAGAATGGCTGAATCTTTCCCTATTTGATACGGATGAGAAGAAGGAAATAGCGCCAGAAGCCCAGCAGCAACTGGATAAATTGAAAAAGTCGGCATTGGATAGCGAGGAGATTCCTTTCTGATGATGAACCCGCACGACATTCACGAGAAGCTGGTGACGCTGGGAGAGGCGTGGGCGGAAGCCCAGGCAGCTGCCGAGTTGCTGGAGGAGAATAAGAAACCTCTACTCTCGCAGCTTTCCACGGAGAGCAATGAATCGTCGTCGTCGGCCAAGGAAATGTTTGCGCTTCGCCACCCTGATTACAAAAGCCACCTGGAAATCATGGTAAGGGCGCGCAAGGGGGCAAACAAGGCAAAGGTAAGATACGACAGTGCAAAGGTGTGGGTGGATTTACTAAGGACTCAGAATGCGAACGAGAGAGCAGCAAACAGGAGCGCCATATGACCAATGTTGTGATGATGCAGCAATTTGACCTATTTGGACATACGCCTAAATTCGCAAATGTACCAAAGCCCTCACCTATGCCTATGCATACGGGTACAGCGATGGTATTAAACAAGCTGAAAGACAAAGGAAATAAGGGTGTTACCTGGGATGATTTCCCGCGCGGATTTGCTCTGCGGTCACGCATAAGCGACCTACGCAAGAAGGGATATCAGATACACACCGAAAACCAGAAACTGCCCGATCTTGGCGGTGGATGCATAAGGGCTAAATATATATTATTACAGGGCTGATGAAAGAATAGGGTAATCAACATGAAAACGCTGGTGCTATTAGTCATATCGGTTTTTATCTGGGTTATTGCAGATTGCATCTTTGATAATCACATCGTGATGGGAACCGCTCCTTGGTGGCGCGAGATATGGATATTTGCGGCTTCTTGGTTTGTCTCAGAAGCATACGAACGCTACAGCAATCGTTAACGGTTTCAGGAGGGATGGTTAATATGAAAATATACAAATACCCGTTGAACATCGATGACGAGCAGGAAGTCTCTATGCCGCTTGGCGCGGAGATATTGACGGTTCAATTGCAGCACGGAAGGCCGCATTTATGGGCGGTCGTTGATGACGAGCAGCCAAATATGTGCGCTCGTAAACTGGTGATAATTGGGACCGGCAACCCAATGCCGGAAGTAGGGCGGTACATCAATACATTTCAATCAGTAAACGGTGGGTTTACGCTTGTTTGGCATGTATTTGAAGCGGCTTAACGAATTAACGGTACAGGAGTGATTATGAAAGCAGAAAACAAATATTCCCTTTCCATCGGAACGAAGCGTTACCGGGTGGACTTCTGTGATGAAGCGGAAGCGATCCGGCTGGCCAGATTAGAGGGATGGAAAGAAGGCGATTCGCTGTTCGATTACATTGATCCAATCGCTAATGATGCCCACCGCGTAGTAGCATTCAAGACTTTCGATGCTGCCAAGGCATACGCAACCAGCGTCGTGTCGCGTGACATTTTCCGTAGCCCTGAGATTGATGAAATCCAACTGCAAGAGCACACCTTTGGCAGTAACACTAGGCTTAGAGAGTGGGAAATTACGCGCTCATGGATATTCGATCTAGGCGAAAAACTGATTGAACGATTTGCGGCATAAGCCAAGGAGGCATCGTGAATAACTCAATAATTAACAGATTGCGCCAGGAAGCATCAGCAACAGAAGAACTGCATCCCGGAGACAGCGAGATTATGGTGATGCGGGAAGCGGCGGCTCAAATTGAAAGGTTGAATGAGATTCTGAACAGGCCGTTTCACGGCGGATCGCGGGTTACTAATTGCGTACTGCACATGGGCAGCGATTGGCATGACAGGCCAAAGACCTGCGAAAATTGCCGGACGGATATGGCGAATACCCTGAACTACGCCATTCGCGTCAATGAGTTTCTTAATCAAGTGGTTGACGATGCCAAGGCATTAGCAACGATGTAAATGATGAAGCGTGATATGACAAAGAATACTTGCCAGAAAAGAGTTTGGGACCGATTCAACTCGTACACCTGCGGAAAGACCGCCAAGGTCGAAAGCAATGGCCAGTGGTTCTGCGGCATCCATTCCCCCGAAGCGGACGCCAAGCGCAAGGCAAAGTCCGCTGCCAAGTCAGCCGAATGGAATAGGCAATGGAGGGAGAAAGAACAAGCGGCCAAGTTGACGGCATTCAAACTTGAGTGCTTCGATGATATGCTACTGGAGCTCCGAGCCATAGGCCATCAGACGACAATAACTACTGGACATTTCAACCGACTGCAAAGACTGATCGAGAGGATTGACCACGCCTGTACGAGGGAATCGGAGTAGTGCATGAAGATATTGGATTTGTTCTCAGGAATCGGCGGATTCAGCCTTGGCTTGGAAAAGACCGGGATGCAAACAGTTGCTTTCTGCGAAATCAATCCTTTCTGCCAGAAGGTATTGCGTAAATGGTGGCCAAATATTCCGATTTTCCAGGACATATTGACGTTATTTGCGGGGGATTCCCCTGCCAAGATATTAGCGTCGGCGGGAAACGCACCGGAATATCCGGGAGCCGTTCAAGCCTCTGGCGGTATATGCTACGAGCCATTCGCGTGGTACGACCAAAGTACGCAATCGTGGAAAACGTGGCAGCGTTGCTTGATAACGGGATGGGAAGAGTTTGTGGGGACCTGGCCGAGGTCGGGTATGACACGGAATGGCATTGCATACCGGCTTCCTACGTTGGTGCATTTCACCAAAGGGACAGGGTATGGATCATCTGCTACCCCAACGGCCGTGATGCCGGTCTGTGCAGAGCCCCCATCATACAGGACATTAGCGAGTGGAAGGCCAAGGAAGTGGGCAAAGACTGGATCGGACAGCTCGATGAACTGGGCGCAGGAAATGTTGCACAACGGGCTGATTCCTACGCCGGAGCTTTGCGAGTTCTGGATGGGATTCCCAATAGGTCACACCGACTTAAAGCACTGGGAAATTCCCTCTACCCAAGAATCCCGGAGATTATTGGAAGTCACATTATGCAACTAGAAACGACAAAGGGTTGAGTTATGACAATATTAGATGAAACATATAAAGCCGACATCACCGGACGTGAAGGCTTCTGGCTTTGGGTAATGCGTAAGAATGCTTCCGACAAACGCAGGGAAATTCGGCACACTTGGAACATTGGCAAGTTATCTATCCAATACCATTGGCGCTCAAGCAAAAATTCATGGGGGCGTTTTGGTGGAGGCTGGAACTGGAAATTTGGTTTTCAGGCTGGTGGTAAAACGTTGATTTTGGAACTGCTGGTATTTTCGCTGAGGTTTTCTTATGCTGATTAATGACCTGATAGATGAGCGCACCGATAAAATGGCGGTGCATTACTCCAGCAAAACGGATGTGTGGGAGACGCCGCAGGATCTTTTTGACCGCCTGCACGCTATCCACAACTTTACGCTGGACGTATGCGCCCTTCCCGAAAACGCGAAGTGCGAGAAGTACTTCACCCCTGAAATGAATGGGCTTTCCTACCCGTGGCGCGGGGTGTGCTGGATGAATCCGCCCTATGGCCGTGAAATCGGCAAGTGGGTGAAGAAAGCGTGGGAATCTTCCCTATTGGATTGGCAGGAGCCTGGCGCGAAAGTGGTGTGCCTTTTGCCTGCGCGCACCGATACAGCATGGTGGCACGATTACGTTGTTCCCCACGGCAGCGTGGAGTTTCTACGCGGGCGGTTAAAGTTCAGTGGCAACAAGTGGAACGCGCCATTCCCTAACGCAATCGTCATTTTCGGAGGCGATAAATGAACACGAACACCGGCACAGACGCATACGCTCAGGCAAAGTGCATTACCTGTGGAAACGTGGTGCATGCTGAGCTTTGGCTATCCAGCCTTGGCAAGTATAAGGTCGAAACCGCACCGCACGATTCCCGGCACAAAATACGTATAACCCTCTCATATTCGGAGCCCCGATAATGACCCAACCAGATACGAGCATCAGCACACTGCCCAAAGTCCTTATTTGGAGCAACGAGCATAAAGCATGGTGGCGTGCCAATTCGCAAGGATACGACAACAACCTAGCAGGTGCTGGCCTTTACGAGCTTGCAGAAGCCGAAGAAATCGTCGCCGGGTGCAGCGGAAGAAACGAGCAGATAGTTACCTTGGAAAAGGCCTTTACCGCACTTCAGAAGCAGGCCTGGGAGGCCGACAAGGCTATATGCGCCGCTTGGAACCACCTCGACAAAATGGAGCCGATCTTTGCCGCAACCAACGTATTGAGTCGCACATGAGCAACGATTCGCTGATACGGTGCTGCCTCTGCGGCAATGAAGGCCATGAGAAGGACGGCTGCCCGCACTTCGGTTACGCCACGAGTGCAGACCTATTTGAAGCCTTCGGAACTAGCAAACCAGAGGCGGAGAAAGCGGAACGTGGCCTTAATGCGGTAATCCGACGCATAAATATAAGGGAAAACAATAGATGACCACCAATCCGCCAAGCTATATACCTTTAACGCATGGGGCGTTTGCCATAGTTGACGCAGGTGATTACGCCTTCCTTATGGAATGGGATTGGTATCTGAAGCGCTCTAGGCGTGGCAAACTGTATGCGGCCAGAAGCGTTAACAACAAGCTGCGTAAGGGGATCATCACAATGCATGGCGTGCTGTTGCCAACCCCCGATGGCATGGAGCCTGATCACATAAATGGCGATGGCCTCGATAATCGGCGAGGCAATCTTCGCGCAGCAACTCACCAACAAAACATGTGGAATCGCGGGTCGCAAATTGGATCAAGCAGCAAATACAAGGGCGTGTCGCTGTTCAGGCCTAGAGGTTACTACAAAGCAACAATCATGAAGGATGGGCTCATTAGACACCTAGGATATTTCTGGGACGAAGAAGAAGCCGCGATCACCTACAATCGAGCCGCAAAAGAGCTATTCGGCGAGTTTGCCAGACTAAATCAAGTGGAGGACAGGGAATGCCTAACGAAAATACCGACCAATCGCAAATCTACAACAGCTCTTTAATAGATAAGCTGCTTACCCAAAGCCATACGGACTTGGACGGGCAGCAGGTCATCACGGTCAATAATGCAGCTTCTATTGCTTGCCAACACTATACCCAAACCAATGTCGATTGCGAATCGCTGGTGGAGAAGCTGAAAGCCATGAAATATCATGATGGCGGCCATTCCGACTACGATGATACAGTTGAAGAATGCATTGCCGCCGTTAATAAGCACTTCGCCGATTCGTCTATTGATAAATCAGTTACGGGGGAAGTGCCTAGTGGCAACGCTAAGCCGTGCGTACGGAAGGGTGCGATTCCCGATACTTCCCCCACCACCGATAACAAGGATGAGCAGCCTCCCATATGCAATCGACATGTCGCTCCCGGGTGTGCAAAATTCAAGGATTGCTGCGACCGTGGCTATTGCCGATTTGATGTTGCCTCTATTCTTGAGTGCATTTCCAAAGATTGTACTTATGGAAGTGGGACTCGAAACAGAGAAAGAGCGAAGCAAGCATTGTCCCTGTTCCGAGACAAAGGATGTGGGTATTCAGTTATGGGAGAGGAAAAGGCAGTGAAAAGCAGTAAGGATCAAGCAAACCTTGGGATTGCTCCTGAAGCCGCTGATTTAGAGCCAAGGTGCGATCAGCCCTCTCCCGCCAGAAGTGAGATTAGCTATAACGAGGAAGAGTTAGGCTCTGTAGCAGAGTCAATTATTGACCTATGCCAGCTTCATATTAGTAGCGGGAAAACGCCATTACGCACAAAGCTGTGCCGAGTGCTGCGCCCCTATTTTGCAGAACAGAAGCCCGCACCAGCAACCGAGAGTTCGGATAACGACTACTGGGACAAAATAGACGAGGTTCTTCACGAGGCCAGCAGATTACTTGATTATTTCGCGAATGGGAAAACTCTCTTTGTCGGCTCCGGTACACCCGTTGGATGCCTTGAAAGACTAAATCACGCAATGAATCTCGTGGAACACATGCGTAAACCCAAGCCGGTGTCCGTATCGATAGAAGCCGGAGAGCAGGCCATAGCTGGGTATCTGCCAAAGGGCAGCCCATTCGCCTATCCGACAGATTTAATGGCCAAAGCCTGCGCAGAAGCATGGGGGTTAGAGATACAGAATGATTGATCGGAAAACAAAAGAGAGCATTGCCCAAGCCATCTATTATCACATGTTTCCGGATCGCCCAGGAACTTTCCGCGATGATAAATGGCTGGCTGATAAGTACCTCGATTGCGCAGGCTGCGCCATAGAAGCCTACGAAGCCGCCAAAGCAGCGGAAGCCGAACAGCCGAAATGCCAGTATTGCGGGCTTGCCCTGAATAACGGGAAATGCCTGTATAAAACGCATAACAATGAACAGCCGGTTGAGGAACCAAATTACCGTGAAATGTACGTTAACCTATTGACCGAGTATCACAAGGTCATCTGTGAAACCAAGCGGGAAATCTGTGATGAATGCGAAGGAACTGGGCGAATAATGACCGAATCCATTCAGTGCTTTAAGTGCCATCCGGTAGATGATGAATCGAGGAAGTCATGATCTGTCATATCTGCCACGGTAGCGGTTGCCTGCTTTTCATTAAGTTCTGGGAATGGTGGCCTTGTCCCTGTTGTGGAGGAGCGGGCGTAAGCATACAGCATGGCCCTGCTCGAATTGGCCCCGGTGTGCGACGGAGGCGGGGATGAGCATAGTAATAGCGTGGCACTGGTGGATGGCTCCCGTATTTTGCCTCATATGCAGCGGCTACTTTATGCACCAAGCGGCAAATGACTTTCACGACTTTGGATCGGGATTGATGGTGCTTGGCTGCTGGCTTGCCGCGTTGGCGATGGTTGTGGGGCATTATCTATGAACAACGAAGTAGAAGTCAAACCCACGGAGGGGAAATGAACACGCTTCACGGCATATCGTATGAAAAGAAATACCCCTACGAAAACGGCGATTGCGTAGCCGAAATACCGGGAGGCGGCTTTTCAGTTATAGTTGACGGTGAGTTTCTTCGAGCAAAAGATGGACGCCGACGTAGCTGGGGAAGCCTAAGAAAAGCATATTGGTGGCTTACAGACGCCCGGTATAAGTCAACCCTATCTAAAGGCGGTAATTGAATATGGAAATAAAAGTATTCGACATTGGGATAATGCAGAATTTCGCGTGGCTCGTAATTGGCGACGACAAGAACAAAACCACATTGCAGGTTCCACCTGAGCAATTAGAGAAGCTAGCCAATGATATAATTGTGGTGCTCAAGAAGTACGCGAGAGCAAAGCGAGAAATATATGGGGCGATGGGAAAAGAATTAACCCTATCAAACGATCAAACTACGCCAGTTAGTTCGGTGACGGAGAAAGATGCGAACAAACAACCTAGCGATGGTCAACCATGATTCACCCCCAAGTTGCATTGCTAGTTCTGATCGGATTCTTGTGCTGGTTATTCCATTCAGCGTGGCCGTTATTGCTTTTGTTTTTTCTATGACCACTGATCCAGGAGATGCGAAATGAAGATATACAACACAA